AGTGATACTAATCCTGCAGTTCAGGCTGTTCTTTTTCTTTTTCTGCGATGTCTAGGTAAATAAGGAAGTCTGATATTAATCGCGCTTCACGTTTTGTTGTTGTAGGGTTTCCGAACCCTGGAAGGTAAATGATAGGTTGAGCGTTCAATATACGATATCTCATAACCTCACTGTAATCTACGATTTCATCGCCTGAGAAACGGAGCGCTGCGAAGTCATCGCCGAGAGAGGCGATTTTAGCCAAATCTTCTTCGCGTCTCGTGGTACACTGAGATAGAAGGGATTCGATAAAATCTATTTGCTTTCGTTTGTAAGGAGGATCCAGTGACGTAGTACAGATATCCTTTATGCTTTGGAATTGGCTTTCTGTAATACGTAACGCGTGCCCTTTGTGGGCTAGGAAATCGTGTAATACTGCATAATCGTCTACTGCTCTCTCTCTCCATAGGAAATATGCTAGGATATGCAGATCTCGGCTATCTGTAATCCCTAGATAATCTATCAAGGCCCGAGGATTTATAAAATGAAACGTTCCAAGGAAGTTATAAAATACTTCCTTGTTAGACAGCTTACCATCGTAGAAGGCAAATACTACGCCGGTAGGCAGTGGGTTTATTTTATGTCCGCGAATGATATAGTTTCTCGCGAACTCTATAGTATGCGGAGCTTGTGTTGAAACTAGCGTTTTGTTTTGATTAACAGTAACGCCGATTTCAGTCATAAACTCAACATACTTAGCATATTCCGGGAGAGCGTCACGCATTAGAAGATCATCACCAACAAGCGAGTATCTATCTACACTTACATTACATATTTCAGATACGATGTAGTGATGGAGTAAAGCCATGGATGACCAGCTACTGAACAGGCCCATACCCTGACCAACTTCATACCTTACTTCTGGAGCACTGTGTTCCAGCAGTGAATCCTTGGTTACGTATGATCTGTCAACGACGGATAACCATCGTTTAGCTATCTCGGTTCCATTCATTCCAAGATTATGAAATAATCTATTTATGATTCTGGCTTGCAGTACCCGAGGTAAGCGATCAGTAGCCGCCGATAAATCAACGGATATAAAGTTATCGGCATCCGGTTTATATATATCTAAACCGGATCGATGATTGAATGTTCGATCGGCAGGTATTAATTGCAGTAACTGAAACTGCGTTTTATGTATAGCAGACAGTGCAGTTTGGGTAATCCAATCTGCAACTACAATTATCCGTGCTTTACCACCTGGAGCAGTGAATGTCACAGTCCGGGAATGCACCTTCCCTTGTAAGTACTCCTTATCCCAGGCTACATTCGCGACCAGTATATCGAGGATATTAGTCAAGGCCGTGCCGTTCTTGAAGCACGAAGCAAGAGCGACGACGTTCTGAAGTAATGATCTATCGTTATACAGCGCGGCCACATCGGCTAGATAGTTGACGCTTGAATGACCAGAATTGGGCGACGACGCGTTTCCGGAGTAAATGAAGAGTTCGTTGAATTTAT